TTAACGAAGTTCATGCTCAGCTATAAGAAGAGCTGAAAGATGTCTTTTATGGATGCTATCGTTTTTGCAGCCACATTCATTATCGTTATGTTCACGCTCCCATAAGCCGGATGGTTTTCTGCGATAGTACCACCCAGGGCATAAACCAGCCTTCGTCATCTTTAAACCAGGATGCATGACCACTAACTCGCAAATCTCAAAAAGATCTGTTCCGTGATTGATTATACCAATTCCTTTTTGGTACACAGTGTCATACCCCATGCCGGGATGCTTAATAATTTCATCGATTTCAAAAGCAAGGTAAGGTTTACCTTCAAGCATTTTTTCGATTTTAGGGAAGCTTAATGGGAATCCGACTGGAGCAGTACCAAAAATCATTACCCCAGGGGCTGAAACAACTTTACCCCCAGTAAGTTCTCCCTTAATCGTATCAAGCGAATTGAAAATTTCGCTAATTTTACCACCTTGATAAAATGCTGTGGATGGCGAAGCGATTTTTTTAAAACTATCCTGATACTCAGGCAATTCAAGCGCGCGTTTGAAAACTGGCACAGGGAAATTAGGATCACGTAATGACTCTATTTCTCTCCATGGCAAATCTAAAAGTGCCTTGAGTATGGGATCTTTTGACACTGGTGGGAAAATAGAATCTGTATTGGTTAAACCATGTAAGGCTGCATAATCACGAAAAATAGCTCGGTTTGCAGTAATTTGAGCAATAAAGCAATCTTTAGGAACTTCATTACCCATCATAGGTCCTAAGAGCCAGGCCTTTTGCGCTTCAGTTCGGGGATAAAATGGTTCAATTGTTAACGTGGCAAGGTCGATTAGACCAATGCCATTTGCGAACGTTTTATCAATCACATAAAGGTGACCTATTCCCTCCTCATAATCATAGCCAGCGTATTTTTTTCTCTCCCATAGAAAGTTTTCATCACAGTCTTCGCACATGTCGATACGGTATGATTCGGTGGATTTATGACTAGCAAACCATGCACTAACCGCGGGACTTGAAGAACAATCAACATAAAATGATCTCCATCCGTAATGTTGTAACAGTGCTTGAACATAGCCTAAGTCATTAACATGCTCACCAATTAGTGCCTCAAGGACCTTGCTCGCATAGCGAGACCACTTGATGGTTTCCGATGGAATACAATCTTGGCGATCAAATGAAGCAATAACAGATGGTTCACCGGGCGAGCCATAATGAGTATGCTGCCCTCTAAATAATACGTTTTGACCAAATTCATCTATCAAGACCTCCAACTCATGGATCGTATTTATTTTAATCTGTTTCATGTTTCTCCATTGCCAAAAGTTATAAGTTAAAATTAAAAGGTCAAAAAATTAGTAACAATGATATCTAATCGAAACTGTGTAAAATTTATCTATGGCGACTTAGCTGATAAGCTTATCAGCAATAATGAATACATATTTGCATACAAATATCCATAGCTTCAACAACAACCCTAAAAAACAATAAAAATCAATGAGTTTATACCCTCACGCTACAGTCGAAATCTATCGATTTTTTTATTTATTAACCAAAAGAAAGCCCCGCATTTGTTTGCGGGGCTTTCTTTTGGTTACATCCAAGTGATTTGTTGCTGGCCTGAGGGCGCAGGGTGCGGCGGTGCCAGAACTACTTCACCCGGCGAAACAATAAAACGCTCAACCGTCTCAGTTGTCACAAACGTAGCACTGCAGTTGATGTTTGTGCACTGGTGATAGCGCTCTTTTGTGGTGTCAGAAAAATAGCGGCTTGTGCGAGCGTGAGCGGCAAAATGGCATTTAGGACAGTGAAACATGGCGAGCACCTCTTTTAATTTCCGATGAGCTAATTTTAACCATTAAAACCTTATTTAACAAATACTTAAATCATAATTATTGATTTAACTCCTCGCTTTCATACTCCACATCCGAAACCTTAACCTCAAGCTCTAAGCCCGTCGTGTAGCCGTTCCCGTTAAGGTTATGCACCACCCGGCTGATTATCCAAGCCTGCTCGTCTATAACGCGCTTAAAGCCTTTCACCGCAACCGGCGTTTCAGGAAATAAATCAGCCCTGCCAATAGCCAGCGAGATTGAAAACTCCGCGACGCCGCGCTGCAGCTTGTCCCACTTTGCCTGAGCGGCGCGCATGGCCTGCGCCTTTGTCGCGTAAATGGTCGTCAGCTCCAGCACATTGTCAGATTCACCGGCCATATACTCACCCTCGCGCGCTTCCTGCTCTTTTTTGGCTTTTGCCTTTGCCGTGGTTTTGGTCGCTTTCGGATGCTGCAGCGCGCGCAGGTGCTGTACCTTTGGTTTGCGTTTGAGCTTCACCTTTTGCTTTTGCGGCTTCGGGTCTTTGGTGTGCAGCCATTTTGCCGTTACGCCGGTGTAGGCTTCCCGGTCAGCGATGGCGAACTGATGCCGGTCGCCGTCGCCACGCTCTACGGTCATTTGCGGGATAGGCTTGCCACTGGCCGTCACCGCGCTACCGGCTTTCAGGAATAACAGTTTCCCAAACTTCACCGCGACAGATGCGCCGTTGCGCTCCGCCAGCCTCGCCAGAAATACCGCGTCAGATTCCTGCGTCTGGTCAATGTGAGGCACGGGGATCGTTTTCAGCGTATCCGCCACGCTGGCCGTCAGCTTGTTGCGCGCAGCGATGGTCTCCACAATGACCCCGAGCGTGGTGTCATGCCATGACTGTTCCCGGCGTGAATTAAGCGACCCGCGAAAATCAGCGCTGCGCCCCCGGATAGTGAGCGTATCTGGCGCGCCCCGGTGCTCGATTTCATCGACCGTGAAACTCCCTTTATTCAGCAAGGCGGATCCCTGCCAGCCTAACCACAGCGTCAGCTTTGCACCGCGCGGCGGCAACTCGACAAGCCCGTCGCTGTCATCGAGCTCGATGTCGAGCTGGTCGGCTTCGAATCCGCGGTTGTCCGTCATGGTCAGGCTGATTAGCCGGTCGCTGAAATTCTGCGTGATATCATCGCCATCGAGCGTGAGCATAAACGCCGGGGCAATCTGCGCCCCGGCCTGAATATTCAGACCCGTAATCATCCCGCCAGCCCTCCCAGCCAGTTACCGGCAGACGTCACCAGATTGTCAGCCTGCGTTTTCAGGTCGCCGTAAATCGCCGCGAGCGAGTCATCGACACGTTTCAGCGAGAGGCTAAACTCAATTTTTCTGGCTGCGCCGTCGCTGAATAATTCGGTGTGCGTGTGGGTCACTTTATCGATGACATACATACCGTGGATCATGCCCGTTCCGTCAATTAGCGGCCATGCCCTCCCTTCGTCGGCCATCAGTTCGACAGTCGTCAGCGACAGGCGGCCGCCGGTGATTTCGGGGTACAGCACGCCCGAGAGCGTGCGCGAGGTTTCCCCCTCGCCGAGATACTGATAAGCCGGTGGTTTACCGATGCGGTCGTTTGACGCCCAGCGGTAGTCCTTTGAGTACTGCATCGACTGATAAGGCAGCGTGCAGCGCTCAAACACAAATAAACCCAGTACCATTAACATGTTTTAGCCCTCATCCGTCATGGCGCATACTTGAGCGCTGGCGTGCTCTTTCTTCCCGGTCGAGTTTTTCGACTGCTTCCCGGAGCTGCCGGTCGAGGTCAGTTCCCGGCGCAACGCCACCCGACAGATTAATGTTGTATTCACGCTTGCTCTGGTCGACATAGGACCGGCCAGCAGGCGCCGTCACTGGCTGGTACATCTGATAACCGCCATAAACGGACGTCTGCGGAATATAAGACCCGCTTTGCGCACCGGCTGCGGCACTGGCTTTAGCGGCAGTCTGGTCGAGGCCGTCCGACTCTTTTTTGATGACCCCGAGCTTTTCCAGCAGCCAGTCGACGCCACTGCGTAACTTATTGAATGAACGGAGCGGCAGCATCAGCGCATCAGCCAGTGTTTTGCCGACCACCACACCGACAGTTTTGAAACGTTCTAGCGTTTCCTGTGTCGCCTTAACCGGTGCTATCAGGTCAGTAAACCACTGCCAGACCCCGCGCAATTTCTCGATGATGGAATCAAACACCGGCGTCAGCGGCGAGAAGATTTCCGCCACCGGCGCAAATGCCGCTTTAAGCCCCTCCACCACGCCCGAAAAGAATGCGCTTATGGGCTCCCAGTATTTACGAATCAGGAGCGCCCCGGCCACCACCGCACCGGCGACCGCGACCACCGGCAGACTGATGGCACCGACAGCAGTCACTATTGCGCCACCGGCAACGGTAAAGACCGTTCCCAGCAGACCTGCGGCGGCGATAATGGCGTTAATCCCCATCACCACCGGCCACGCAATCAGGCCAATCCCGCCAATCACACCAATCAGCGCCAGTGCGCCACCGGCTACAACACCGATAGTGGTCGCCAGTGATTTATTGCGGGTGATCCAGCCATCGAGTTTCAAAACATATCGCGTGGCCGTCTGCGTCAGTTTGCGCAGAGCGTCGTTTTGCTGGTCAAACAGGTCAGTTCCCACGGCCTCATAAGCAGACTGAAACTCTTTAAAGTCGCCGCCGAGATTATCCTGCATGATTTTGACCAGCTCCTCGGTTTTACCGTCCGAGGCTTTAAACGCTGCGGTGAGTTTGTCGAGCTTGCCGGTTGACGCTGCGGTCATCAGCACCGCTGCCGCCGAGCTGGCCTCTTCACCGAAGATGGTTTTCATGTACTCGCCGCGCTGGCTGGTACCGAGATTGTTTTTCTCAAAACTGCGCTGCATTTCCTTCAGGATGGAAAATATCGGGCGCGTGTTTCCTCTGGCATCAGAAGTCTTAACGCCGAGCTCTTTGATAGCCTCAAAGGCTTTACCGGTCGGCGCCTGTAGGCGGCTCAGGATTGCACGGCTACCCGTTCCCGCCATCGAGCCGGTAATTTTCGCATCGTGCAACGCACCGACCATCGCGGCGGTTTGCTCGATACTGACCCCGGCATTTTTCGCCACCGGCGCGGCATAGGTCAGCGCATCACTCAGCCCGTCAAAGTCGGCGGCGGTTTTGTTCATCGTCATCGACAGCACGTCGCCAATGTGCGCGATCTGGTCGTTGGAAAGCTGAAACGCAGATTTCATCCCTGTCAGCAGGGCGGCGTTTTCCTCCATTGAGCGCTGATTCGACAGCGCCATATTCAGCGTAACCGGCGTTGCCGCCTGAATGGCATCAGCATCCCCGCCACTTTTGGCGATGATGATTTGTGCACTCGCTGCGTCGTCAGCAGATGCGGCGGTATTGTCACCGAGCTGTCTGGCCTGTTTGCGTAACGCCTCCATTTCGGGCGACTGTTTGTCGACCCCGAGCACGGCTTGCAGCTCAGAGTTTTTCTGTGCAAACGAATAGCCAGGCATCAGCAGTTTTACCCCGGCCATAGTCCCTGCCGTGGCAATTCCGACACCGGCAGCGCCAGCCGCCGCCGCACTACCCGCAAGGGATTTACCGGTCTGATAGCGCTCTTTAACCCGGCTCAGCTTTGCCTGTTGCTGACTGACCCGCGCCAGCGCCTCACGCTGTCGGTTAAGCTGCGCAGTTGTCTCACTGATGCTGGTTTTAAGGCGACGCTCGTCAGCCGACAGCGTGCGGGTGTTTATCCCGGCCTGTGCAAGCTCGGTGCGCTGGCGCTGTACCGATTGCCTGAGCCCGTTATATTTGAGTTGCAGGTCAGCGGCGGATTTTTTTGCTGCCTCCATCGCGCGCGCCTGCGCTTTGGTGGGGTTTTCCGTGTTTTTAAACTGGACGGCCAGCGCTGCGGCCTCCTGTTTCGCTTTGTTAAGCGACTGACCGGTCACGGCAAGCTGTGCGCTCGCTTTCCTGAATCCGTCGATTCGGGACGCCTGCGCGTTAAGGTCGCGCAGGGTCGTCTGTGAGTTGCGGATATCGCCAGCGAGGGATTTGCTGGCGTTCTGGATAGCTTTTAGCGGTCGGCTTGCCCGGTCTACTGCGTTAAGCAGCACCTCGATCCTGACGTTATTGCTCATAGTGGTTTCCGCTTCGCTGTAGCGCCTTGTCGCGCCATGTGAGGAGCTCGGTCACGCTCAGGGAATACAGCTCTGATGGCGGCCAGTGAAAAATCACCGCGATATCCGCCATCAGGTCATCGACCGAAAGTTTTGCGGGGAACGTCAGCGAGCCGAAGATGGCGACAAAAAACCAATCACCTCAGCGGCGAACTGCATCAGGTCTGAGGCATCCAGACGGGCAATTTCATGCTCGGTGAGTGCCGGGTAGGTCATACGCGGCAGCACCTTAATCAGCGCGTCAACGTCAGAGTTTGCCAGTGAGGCCAGCGACACCCCGCGCAGGGTTCCCGCGTTAGGTTTTGAAACCGTCACCTCTCCGATTTTTTGCTCACCGCGCATGAGGGGGTTATCGAGGGTCACGACGTGTGGCTTTTTGGTTTCGGCGACTTCAATTTCTGTAACGCCGGTTTCGATGTTGTTTTCCATGATGTTGCTCTCGTCAAAGTTAAGTGACCGGCCAGCCTGACTGACCGGTTAAGAGGGTTACAGGCCAATGGCCTTGCGGTGCTCTGCCAGACGGTCGACGCCGTCGACTTTCAGCACCATGTTGATGACGTCAATCTCGATGACCTCCCTGCCGTCAATCGTGAGCTGGTAGTACGCGCATTCGGTCGAGATTTTGGTCGTGCCGCTTTCGCCCTGTTTGTTTTCGCCGCCGTCGTACTCTTTGTGACGGCCACGCATGACCACCTCAACGGCAGAAATCGCGCCGGTGTCATCGCGCTGGTATGAGCCGGTAAAGCGCAACGGTACGCTGTCCGCGCCCGGTGAGGCGTACTGCGCCCACAGCTCGACGTCGGGCAGACCGCCGAGCGTCCACTCGCACGACAGCGCATCGTCATCGAGACCGAGGTCAATCGACACCGAACCCGGCATCCCGCCGCCGCGGTATTTCTCAAGCTTACGGGTCAGCTTTGGCAGGGTGACGGATTCAACGACGCCCATGTAGCTCAGGCCATCGTTGAACATGTTCAGGTATTTCAGTTTGCGTGGTAATGCCATGCTCAGAGCTCCTTAGCTGTTGACCGACTCTGACAGGTTCGCCAGATAGGTATCAGTGATGCGCTGGCGCAGGGTCAGGTTTTCCAGCGGCGGGACGGGGGTGTAGTCGTAATCGATATACAGTTTCCCCACCTTGAGCGTTTCCACGCTGTTTGACTCCGGGTCGTACCAGCAGGAGCCGTCAACGATATAGCCGTTGTTTTTCAGCTCGCGGAATTTCGCATTGATACCGGCGACGATGTCGCGGATAAGCGTTGCGGTGACGGGTTTATCAATCGCCCAGGCGTGCGCCTCCGCCATCGTGTCGGCCAGCACCTGCGCCGTGCGGGTGTAGTTTTCAAAGAGGAATAACGGATCGTCGGAACAGGTACGGTTGCCCCAGAATTTAAATCCGTCGTTACGGATCAACGTCGTGACACCGGCTTGATTCAACAGGTTCGCGTCGGTGGCCTTCTCCTGCAAGTCCCACGAGACCGAGGCACTGACGCCGGTGACGCCATTCACGCCGACGTTAGACAGCGTTTTGTGCCAGCCCGTCTCCTGGTCGATTTTGGCACGCAGGCCGAGCGCGCGGGCGGTCGCCCATGCTATATCGGTCTGATTCGCCGTAGTGTCCCACGCCAGAAAATCAGGGTGAATGACCATCAGCTCGCGCTGGCTGAAATTCTCACGGTAGGCGATGGCTTCGGAAATGGTCTTGCAGCCCCACGCGCTGATATAGCCAAACGCGCGCAGGCTCTGACAGGTCGCCGCGAGCGCGGTCGCCACTTCCAGAGAATCCAGCCCCGGCACGCCGAGAATACGCGGCTTGACGCCGGTGACGGTTTTGGCGGTCAACAGCGCTTTAAGCCCAGTGTATTTGCCGTTTTCGTCGGTCGTGCCGATGATGTTGGAAATGGTTTCTTTCTGCGCTGCTTCCGGGTCGTCCGGGTCTTCAATACCTTCGGCAACGCGCACAACCACAACGACCGGCTTGCACTGGTCGGCAATGGCTTGCAGGGATTTTGACAGGGTGCCGAGCTTACCGGCTTTACCGATAGCGTTCTGCACGCTGGTAATCAGCACCGGCTCATTTAGCGGGAATGTTGAATCGTCAGCATCGCTGGCGGTGCAGACCATGCCGATGATAGCCGTCGAAACGGTGGAAATGGTGCGCGTGCCATCGTTAATCTCGATGACCTCGACGCCGTGATGATAGTCGCTCATCCGTTTAACTCCGTGGTTAAGGGGTGCAACTATTTTCTGTTGTGTGTGAGGTGTGAGAAACGAAAGGCCGTTGGGGAAGTGACAGCACAACGCGCAGTGACCGGTTGCCATGTGAGGAAAGCGTCATTGATCGTTATCAGCGATCAATCACGGTTAATCGATCGCTGATAACCATTATCAATGAATGGGTATTGTCGCTATCGTTTCGCCATTAACGAGGAAGCGATAATGACGATTTTACTCTGGGTTATTGGTTGTCTGGCTACATGGTGGCTCTTTGGCTTTTGCTGGCTCAGACTGTTTGTCGGTGATGAAACAGAAAAAGACTATGAAGAATGCCCCTATGATTAAACCCGCTTAACGCGGGTTTTTTATTACTCTGTTAACGGCGATTCAGGCCATTCAATTTCGTCAGGCTCACTGGTATCAACCCGGTTAAGTAAAACCCGGTATTTCTTCCACGCCGACAGGCTCGCCATTTCCTCATCTGTCGCCATCGACAAATCGACCGCATCCTGCAATGGGGCTATGGCCTGAGCTGCTACAGACAAGAGCTGCGCCTTTAATGACTCAGCTTTTTCGATAGCTTCCTCGCGTGTAGGTGGTTCGATGTCGACCCATTCCATACATTCTGATTCAACATTGTACTGAGGCGCTTTCCGGTCAGGTGAAACCATAAAAGCTTCATATTCGTCATCGGATATGGTCATCAGATCAGCCGGTACTGAAATATCCTGAGCCTGATATGCCTTAACAGTTTCCTCAAGGTAAAAGCTTTTTTCTGTATTACTGAAATATTTCTTCATATCAATATCCCGACACGATAAGTGAAAATGTTCCGTTACAGTTTCGGGTCTGGATTTTCACCTGATTTTTATTGACCGGCGTGCACATATAATATGAGTCGGAGTTGTTGCCACCCGAACCATAAAAACTGACCCCTGTACCGAGAATGCCGTTAGGGAAAGATGTAGGCAGTGTCACGGTTACAGTGGCATTATTACCGACAGCAATATTTCTTACTGCCTGCATAAAGACAGCGCCGTTGCCGTGAGTATAATAAGCGCTGTTATTTCCTGTCGTCGTTTTACCGACCCCGTAGCGCGCATCCGATTCTGCTTTGGTATAGGCCTGACCAGCCGGGGTATAATTGCCCTTTGGCTGATAGGTGTTTCTCAGATATGCATCAAGCCACTGATTGCCCCATTTTGAGCCGAATATATTTCCATCAGCTGCAAAACGAGCCCTCCCTCCGCCTGCCTGTACTTCACCACTGGAATAAATAATACTTCCATTGATTCGCCCGTTAACGACTAACTGAACACCGTTTGAGGGATGACGCTCAATGTAAGCTTTCCAGCCGGCATCATCTGCAAACTCTATCCTGTTGCCGCGACTCGCATCACCGCCCCAGTAAATTCGGCCGTTTCGGGGGTTGGCACCAGTTTTCTCTGACGTGATACCGCTACCGTTTTTAAAGGTGAGAGTGCTGCTTACTGATGCGCCTGCATTCATGTTGAAGAGCATATAACTCGTTATGCCACTGTTCAGGAATCGCATTACCTGTTTGCTGTTGGCATAAACATCCAGCACACCATCTCCGTTCTGTTTGAAACCGGTGTCATTATCCCCCAGAGCAATAGAGTTCCCCCCAAGGCCGCTGACTACACCCAGCCCAAGACCGCCGTTAACGACTGCACCATTACCCAGCGTCACTCTGCCATTAGTGAGATCTGCATAAAATGGACGCAGTGAACTTATGCCGCCATTTTCCCCCTGGTCTTTTACTGTCGGAATCAGGTAAAAATTATTTTCTGAACGGCGAAAAATCATTCCGTATGCCGCATCGTAAATGCGCAACGCATCAGCAGCGCGAATCTTAAGCCCCCCGGTCATTGTATCGCCGCCCTTATTCACGGCATTAATATCAGCTGGGGAGGGTTTATTGGACGCATCATACTGTTTAACCCAGGCTGACCACGTCCCGCTGTAAAGCGTGCGAATGTACGAGCGGGAGCTGTTATAAATCCGGTAAATCTGCGTGATACCGGCATGCTTATAAACTTCCAGCGAACCGGCGTTAGCTTCTGGATAGTTCCTGCCGGTTTGAGCCTGCGCATTCGCTGGCTGGTAATAAAGTCCCGCCGTGGTGTAGGCGTTCAGGTCGGCGGCATTGCCAATTGCCACGGCTTGCCCGTTGAAAATATCCTGCGCGCTGATATTAAAATCATCAGTCAGCGCATGACCATTAATCCTGCGCCCTGATGGTACGCGCCCGTTAGCGTTGTCATTCGCGGCCTTAACTGCTTTCGGCGTTGCCGCCAGCGCCTCAGACGTGCTGTCGGTTGCGCTGCTGAGCTGGACGATACCCTTTTGCTCCGTGGTGGCGTCCTGAGCCGTATATTTCCCTTTCGCAAGGTCATACGCCGCCTTAACCGCTTTCGGCGTCGCTGCGACGCTCTCAGACGTGCTGTCGGTCGCGCTACTGAGCTGGACGATACCCTTTTTCGCCGTGGTGGCATCCTGAGCCGTATATTTACCCATCGCAATGTCATACGCCGCTTTAACCGCTTTCGGCGTCGCTGCGACGCTCTCAGACACGCTGTCGGTCGCGCTGCTGAGCTGAGTAAAACCCTTTGCGGTGAGCGTGGCGTCAGGATGGCGGCGGGACTGCTCATGCTCAGCGAGCTTGTCGTCGACGTAGTCCTGCGTTGCCATCACCGTTGAGGTGTCGATGGTCAGCTCGACTGACTCGATGTCGCTCACCATAATTACCATTCGCACGGTCTGCGCACGGCCTGACCCCTCCGCCAGCGCTGGCTTGTAGCTTTCGGCCATATTACCGACCGCTATCAGCGTGCCGGTGTCGTCATAGAGTCCGAGCTCACGCATCCAGAAACCGCCGGTCTCAGGCGGGATGAGCAGCTCCGCCACGACATAATTTTTGTGCTTATTGTCCTGGCTGATTTTGTTCAGCGCATGACGCCAGACCTCTTTAACGAGTTTTGTCTGGTTTGGGTCAGGCACCGGCAGCGTACCGCCGCCGTCACCGACGGCCATCGCCGTAAAATTGACTTTTTTCCCGTTCGGGACGGTCGCTGCGGCCAGCTTGATTGCACCGGCTTTGGTGATGACCGTTTTATATTTCACTGTCATTGTGCTCTCACTTATCCGGGGTAAACCGTGATGATGTCGCCGTCATAGCTCAGGGCGCCGGTGTACAGATAGCCGGGAATGTCCTGAATAATATTGAGGCCGATAAGATGGCGGCTGGCTGGCTTTGCATCGGCAATAAGCCGCTCCATTTCGTAATACATTTCCTCGGTGATGCCGGTCTCCAGCACACCGATATCGAGTCGAAACGTGCCGGGCGGATCGTTTGTCTGCCACCACTCAGACACGTTTATCAGGTAGCCGAGCGGCTCCACGACGCGGCGCACTGCCCCAATCGTTCCTTTGTGTGCGTGGATATACCAGGCATTGCGGATCACATCCCGTTTGGTGGCCTCCGGCCAGTTCTCATCCCAGCGGTCAACGGAAAACGCCCACGCCAGCCACGGCAAGAGGTTTGCCGGGCAGTCGTCCGGGCTCCAGAGTCGGCGCAGGGGGACGGGGGTATTTTCGATTTCAGCGCAGGCGCGCGCCGCCGCCAACTCAAGCGGCGAGGAGCCAACCGGCAACAGTCGGGTGTCATTCATCATTACCCCCTATGGTGACGCTGTACTCGCTGCACCATGACGCCTGCGTTTCATCGAGAACGATGTCAGCCACCGGCGCGGCCAGCTCGACACGCTGCACGCCCTCGACGTGGAGCGCCGCATAGATGGCCGATTTACGGATGTCACGCCCGAGCCGGTGCTGCGCGGTGATATACGCCTGTAACTTTGCTTTTGCCGCACTGAGCACAGGCTCACTTTCGGGGCCGGGGTAAAGGTAAAGCGATGCAGTGATTTTGTAGTCGATGATTTTCGCTGACTGCACGGTCACGCGGTCGGCCACCGGCCTGACGTCCTCGTCGTTCAGGGCATCGCGCACGATAGCGAGCAGCTCGTCAGAGGCCACGCCGTTATTTTCACGCGACAGCACGGACACGGTCACACACGCAGGCTCAGGACTGATGACGGAAATATCCGCGACACGCCCGTCGGCGCTGCGGCCATGAAACTGATATGCACCGGTTGAGCCTGCGGTACTCAGTCCTTCAAAAGCCTGTTGGATGCGCAGACGGTAGTCTGTATTCGACTCCATTACGGCTGGCGTGGGCGGAAACGTCGTGTCGTCTGCCGGGGTGATGACGAGGCGCTCGACGTTATAATTTCCGCCTATCTGGTCAAGGTCGGCATCTTCTGCATACGCCAGCATGACCGCACGCGCGGCCTCGTTGACGCGCTGGCGCCAGATAACCTCCCGATAGGCGTTTTCCTCCAGCAGCTTAACAATCGGCTCTGATTCGAGCGTCAGCGTGCGCGCGACTGCCTCCTGTTGTTCCTCCGGGTATAACGAGACGAGGGTCGCCTTGCGCTCCGCGAGGATGGTCTCATAGTCCAGCACCTCCACGACATCAGGCGCGGCGAGCTGGTTCAGGTCAACAATTGCCATAACGTTTAACTCAATGGAATAGTGAGGGAAAAGGGCTGACCGTTAGCCGAGCGCGTGCCGGTAATATCGACATACAGCCCGCCGTCGGTCTCCGACCGCTCAAAGGTGATGGTTGTCAGACTGACGCGCGGCTCCCACTTCTGGATCGCGGAATAGCACGCGGCCATAATTTGCAATCGCAGTGCCGGTGTCTGCGGCTGGTCAATCAGTGCCGACAGAAGCGAGCCGTATTCACGGCGCATGACGCGCGAGCCAACCGGCGTGACGAGAATGTCGCGCACGCTTTGCCTGATATGCTCAACCTCAGTGACACTGAGGCCGGTCTGGCTGTTCATTCCCAGATAACGCACTGTCATATCGGTGCCCCCGTTGTCCCGCCACTGTCGCCCGGGTGTTTATGGAGGTGCAGCACTTTGCCATTTGACGACAGTGACCCGTCTGTATGCTCGATATTCCCGGACATCGTCCCGCCTTTCTGCACTTCGAGCGTGCCGGTCGTCAGTTTGTTGGTACATACCACCTCGGGCGTATCGAGCGTGATGCGGCTTTCGGCTTTCACCAGCACCACCGGCACGGTGGCCGTGATGGAATCCGACGCGGTGACGTTGGCGGTTTTGATGCCAGACACGGTAAGCGCGCCGCTTTCGGGTTCGTACTCAATGACAGCGCCATCGGGAAATGCCACATGTAACGCATCAGGTGAGGCTGACGGCGCGGGATTGTCATCTGAGAAAATGCCTGGCAGCACAAAGGCCGTATCGAGCTCACCGCCGATGGCCAGCAATAACACCTGCTCGCCAACGGATGGAGCCCACCATACGCGCGAGCGACCGGCGCGGCAGGTTAGCCAGTTCAGCCAGGTGGTTTCCATGCCGCCGGTCTGGACACGACAAAGCCCCTCGTCGTGGTCAACGTCGGTCACGATGCCGGTGCGGATAAGGTTGCGGATCGCGCGAGCGATTTCCTGCAGAGAATTTAGATTAGTCATGGGGAAAGGATGCCGCCGGGCAAGGGGTTAGGCTACTCAAGCAGGTTTGATGAGAGATGTAACAACAAGCTATGTTGCGTATATGACACACTTAATTAAAGTAGATTATTGGCAGACCTACACAAATGTTAGAAAGAGTATCGACCCACCTTCACTATTTCGCTATCATTTATATGGCTCAACAATTAGTCTCAACGGAATAAATAAATGACACCAAAAGAAAGCTGTGAGATAGAAATATCAAGATTTTATAAAAAATATTACACATTCACATCTTCAAGTGACACTGATGATCTAAATAATTTACTCAACTCTCTTTGCAGTTCTATAGAAAAGTATGAGATTGCGACCAAAAAAAACGTTAGCAAAGATAATAAGCGATATCTTTCTCTAAAAACTCTACGCAATTTCTCCCTCCATCACTCCGAGCTTTTAAATTCGTCAAAAGGAATAAAATCTTCAGACATTGCAAACATTCGCACTGAAGTGGGAATTTTGTGCCTATTACCTTTAACCGTCATTGAACGCATAATTGAAAATACAAAGCAAGAACAAACAAAACGATACATCCGCGAAACTTTCATTTTTTACGGAAAATATGTCGACATCTATCCCGCGATTTTTAACTTCGCCGTTGACCTTTATTTTTTAGTGCAAGACGCTTCGTTGACAATTACTGGCGAGCACTTCCAAGAAATGGCTAAATCAATCAATTATGAGAAAGCCAACCATTATCCACACTATATATCTGGTAAAATCATAACCCTAACTGGAATTCCTGTTGGCGACTATATTAATGAGCATGTCATTAGTATGGAGCAGAAAATTGAAGAAGAAAAAAAACACACCCCGGGCTCACTCAGAATCGCAAAATCAAGCTCAAGCCCATCCGAACAATTCAAGACACTAAGTAACGAAGATAAAAAGTTTATTTACAAAGATCTTATCGCAACTAAAGCAATTGAGCTAAGTAACAATAATTCTAGCAACCACTTTAAATCAAATAGACCACTCACACCTATCGAGCGACTTGTAGTTCATTTTTTTCTTAAAAAAAATAACATACCTTAACAGCATTATAATTAAAAATAGTAATGGATGTTTTCAATCATTTAGTGAAACATCCATTACATTACACATAATAAACACCGCATCATAATTTCACTGCACAGCGTGGTAGCATACTACCCTGCATCTTTTGTATCCCTCACCCTCAATATATGATGCAAAACAATTTTCTCTATAGAATTATTTTCGGTTTTGCTGAATCCAAGTAACTGGCGCTCTGCATACTGCACGTCATGGCTGTGCGGGTTAGGCCGGTCTTTTAACCCGTACTGATGGACACGCGCAATTCGCTGCACTTTGCCGGTAAACTCCACCATTGCCCTGCTTTCACTGCCAGTGGCTTTCATGTACCGGCTCGTGCGGAGCCTCTGGAACATCGCCCGTTTAATCCTCCCTCTCTTAGCCCTGAGAGGCTGACGCTTTCGCGCCTGATAGGGTGAGCCGTCCGGGGCTTTTTGCTGTTTTATCCGTTGCTGTTGCGACTTGCGCAGCTCCTTTGCAATATCACCGGCAAGCTTGCGACGCCCTGCGGGTGACAGGGCAGCAAGCAGCCCGGTGAGCTGGTTGTCAAAAGGCGTTAAATCACTCATCCCATTTGCTCACCAGTTCGCCGTTAATATAGAGCTCTTTTGGTCGTGTCACGGGCTCAGGCAGCGGCGGCTCCGGGGCATAGCTGACATGCAGCGCGCCGTTTTCCTCTTTGATGAGGGTACGCTCGGTGAGCTGCAGGCTGATGCTGATATCGACGCTGTCCCCGTCGTTTAAATCCATCTGGAAACGGTAGCCTTTTTTTCGCCCTTCATCGAGCGTGCAGATATCAGGCTGGTTTTCCCTGAGCCACGCGACCACCGGCACGAATATCAAATCAGGGTCGCCGACAAAGTCACACACGATCACATTCAGGGTATAAATTTTCTCATGCGACAGCGAGGCCGCGAGACGCGCATCGATATTCCCCTCATCGGCAAAGATGCGCATCATTTCGGGGTTTGTTTCAAGCTGCGGGACGGCTTTAATCAGCGCTTCGCGCAGGCTGCGTGCTTTCTTCATCGAGTTTATCCTGACAGTCTTTGATGGTTTCAACCTGCAGCGCGCAGGCGGCGAGCGCGTGCTCAAGCCTGCGAATATCGGCGCTCAGGTCGCCATTAGTGGCCGGATCGCTGCCCGGCATCGGGCAATAGCTCACTTTCGGGCAGGCGCTGTAAACAATGACCGGCGGAGGTACAACCGGCGCGGGTGTGCAGCCGACGCACAACATCAGGCAGCTCAGCACTGTACCAGCGGCGTAACGTTTCATTCTCATTTATCAGCCTCGTAATGGTTTCTTCACGCCGCACGGCCATTGCACCGGCGGCCAGCAGTTCTCCGCGCAAATTGACCTGCGCGGTTTCATTTCTCCGGGCAATGCCCTGCGAAACGGACAGCTGGTTTTTCAGCATGCCGATCACGTTTTTTTGTTCGGTCGCGACCCTGTTCGCCCTTTCAAAAGAGCGCGTCAGGTTGCCGTTTTCATGACGCTGCCAGAGCACAACCGCCATCAGCGCGATCAGTAAAAACAACATCACTTTCATTGAATCCCCCTGAGGCAATAGGCACGCTCGCGCGCGCGGCGGTTTTCCAGCCCTTTGTTAACGTTGCCATTCACGTAAACCCAGCGGGTGAGCTGGTCGCACGCCTGCGGCCATTGCTGGCGTTTGATAAACGAGACCAGCGTCGACCGGCAGGCCGCGCCGGTTCCAACGTTAAAAGAGAAGCTGACCAGCGCGTCGTAAACGTGCTGCGGCATTTTCACCGGCGCGCATACGGCCAGACGTTTTTCTACGTTCAGCACATCCGCGACAAGGTTCGCCGCCGCCTGCCGTTCGGTGATTTCCCCTTTCGGTACGACGCCTGCAGTGTGGCCGATACCTGACGTCCACACTCCCGCGCTGCACTGGTAAGGCGTCAGGCGACAACCTTCGAGGTCGGCAATCAGCGCCAGCCCCTCGGGCGAGGTGTTAAGCAGACGAAAGTCAGGCATCAGCGCCGCCAGCGCCAGCACTGCGGCCACACTGCAACGTTTAACGATTGATTTCACGAATAGCCCCCTTGTCGAGTCCGAGTGACGTCAGATAGAGGTACGTTTTGCGCTTAAACCAGTAATTCGTAAGCGCGGTAAAAATGGCGCATCCGCCGCCCACGTAAAGCGCCATCTTTTCGGGCGATATTGCGCCGAGGTACGCCAGCGCGACGGCCAGCCAGTAGGCGATAAACGTGGTGATTTTCTCCATACTCAGTCCCATAGATTCACCGTTTCGGTTCTGGCCGCGCTGTCGGTCTCGGGCAGTTCAATTGCCGTGCCGTGCGGCAGGATGACGCCGAGCTCAGACAGGCCGGGATTCGCTTCTAAGACGGTTTCGACCACGCCCTCGGTGCGCCCGTAGTACCGCACACAAATCGCGTCGAGGGTGTCGCCCTGTAGCGCATACGCTTTCATCAGATTTGCCCCACAATGCAGCGCGCTTTGTCCTGGATGCGCGCCACAGACCAGCGCATATCCCGCCACATTTCATCGATAGTGCTGTCGATGCTGTCTGCCTTTTTGTCACCTCTGGCGGTCGCATCCACGCCGCGAAAACGCTCGTAAAGCGTGGCGGTCGTCATTGCACACACGGCGTTGAAGTAGTGGAAAACACGCACACTTTCGCCGTCGAGCCTGTCGGTCGGGACATCCGCCAGCGTGGCGTAACCTGCATCAAGCTGACGCTCGCGCCATTCGCCCAGCTCGGCGTTCGTCTCTGCGATGGCGGTCTTAATTGCCCGGCGCAGGCGCACAGGGGAAACGGTCTGCTCTAAACGCATTTCCTCACGCACGCGCTTCGGGTCAACATCAGGAAAAAACGGGGTGTTTTTGATTACCGGCTCGCTCACGCCCGGTGGCGGTATCACCACGCCCGGCACATCCTGCGGCTCTTTGTTTTGCTCAATAATCAGCGTCGTCATGACAACCTCGGGTAATAGGTGGGCGGTGGACGCCGGTCGCAGTCAGGGCAACTGATACCCGCGTTGACCGGCGTGCCGCCCGGCTCGGGGAGCGCTCGGTTAACCTGCGGCTTTTGCCGTCTTTGGTGGACGCCCGCGACGTGCCGCCGGTTTGGCGGCAGGTTTGCGCGTGCGCGGTTTAGTCGTTGTGGCTTTCGGTGCCGGTTCGGGTTTTGGCCTGAGCTGGCGCTCTAACTGCTCGATATCCTTTTTCACACCGATGGTGCGTTCTAACTGGATCGCACGTTGCAGGTGCGTCAGCGCCTCGGGCAGTTGATTCGCATCACGCAGGACATAGCCGGTGATTTTGTGCAGCTTCGCGCGCACGATATCGGGCATGTCAGCGCGTTCAGTCAGCGCAATAGTGTCGAGCAGGTTCGCCAGTTCGACCGGCTGTTTTGCAGCGAGCAGGCGCTGCGCGGACAGTGCCACCTCTTCGGCCAGCAGGTAAGGCGTCGGACGTCGACCGGTCGGCATGGTCAGGCCATAGGTCATGGCGTAACGGGCAATTTCCAGCGCCCCGGCGATATCGTCAGCATCGAGACGCCACAGCATGACCGTCATGACGATGTCATCCTGCGCGCCCTTGCCGTTTGCGAGGACGCCAGCCACCCATGGCAGATAGAACGGCAGCAGCTCACGCTTTTTATCTGCCTTGCGCTCATTGGATCGGATTTGTTTTAGCGTGCGGTTGTCTGCGGCCAGCTTAACGAGCATCTGCTCATAGGCAGTTGCATTGCGCAGCGGGACAGCAGCCCGCCGCGCTGTTTCAGAGGCCGAGACCCGCATCATGTGACGCGCTGCGGGACTCGTCATGGCTTACTCTCCGCTTTCCGGTGCAGCAGGTGCGGTGAAGTCACCGAGCTTGATATTTTCAATCAGGCAACCGGCAGCGTATGCCTCGACCACGTAGTCGGTATTCATTGACTCGTAGTTCTCGATGCGGTCTTTCTTCGGGTTTTCGATGATGCTGCGGCGATGCGCGTCATCCATGAAGTAGATAGACAGGTTATCGAGACGCGTCACCATCAGGGCATTCGCCGGGAAGTAAGGCACGCGCACGGCAGGCAGGTTGCCGATTCGCTTCTGGCTGATGATGATGTCAGCGGCCAGCGACTCGCTGTTTTCCTGGTCTTTATTGACGATAGGGAAGTATTTATCCGCCATCAGCTTGCGACCGGTGATGACAACCAGCTCCGGGTCATCCTGATAAATCTCATCAATCAGGTTGCCGGTGGCATCCATAACCAGCGCGTCGAGGTTCGCATAGTCGCCGTTTTTACCCACGCGTATCACATCGGAAATGACCGCGCCGTCCTCGTCGGTGATTTTTGACATCACGCGCGCTGGCGCTTCATTGCGGTACTTCTGCAACCAGCCCACCGCCACATCCTGAAGCATCGGATTTTTTTTGCGGTCAGATTTTGCGGCGCGTTCAATACCGTTGAAACCGGCCATGATGAAATCGAGCGCCTGACGCTTGATAATGGCGTTACGGATACGGGTCTGGAAGTCCTGGAATCGCGCCCACAGGTCGAGCTGTTTATAGCGGATATGGAAGTCAAAGTTAATCTGTGCGCACTCGTATTTGTTGGACTCCAGCGCAGTAAAATCAGCGGTTTCACGCTCGCCATCGCCGTCAGTATCAGCGGTGCTCGCGATTGTGCCGTTAACGCCCACACCGACCTTTTCGCCTTTCAGTTCGTCGACCGGCACGATGTTGATTTTCGTCAGGAATGAGGACGATTCCTGCACGGTGTCCATCATGGTTTGCGTGACCGACGGCTCAACGGTGAATTTCTTCGCCACGTCATCGGTGGAAATGTCGTTCAGCTCCGCGACGCGGGTCAGGTAGGCATTGAATTTAAAGCGGGTTTGTTTACGCATGGTTTTTCCTGTTCGGGTAATAGGTATCAGGCCGGGCAGCGCGCCCGGCGGGTTATCAGCAGTTGGTCAGCAGCTCGTCGCCCGTACCACCACGAGAAAGCTCGCGGCGCGGCTGGCGCTGGCTTTCGGTGTTATCGAGGGAGTTTTTGAGGTCGTTAAACGCCTGCGCGCTTTCTTCGGCCTTGCTGGTCACGTCCTGCTTAAGCTGCGCCAGTTCGGTCTCAAGCTCGGTGACGCGCTGGTCGGTGGCGGTGAGGTTGGTTTGCACCAGCTCGGTGACGGTCGTCACAGCCTCATGCACATCTGCAAGACGTGCGTCGTCGCTGGCCTGTTTACGGCTGAAAATGGCCTTTACCTTGTCGGTCAGGCTGTTGAGCATGGTGTCGGGAACGTCCTCAAATTCCAGCTCAGCCAGCGAGGCCACAGAGAAGAGATCGCCCGGCTGGTCTTTTTTACCGGCGAGCGGGTTTTGTGTGGCGCGGCTACAGAATTCGAGGTATTCGGTGCCGAGGCTTGCCGGGTCATCGGTGACGGCGAGGCCAACCAGATAGCACTTGCCACTGTTGGCAAAGTTCGGGCGGATCTCCATTGAGGTGTAAACCTTTTGTCCGGCCTTAACCATGCTGACCAGCTCGTCAAGAGGCTGGATTTTGCCAAACAACGCCTTTTTGCCGTCGAGCGCAGAGCCATCGCTGATAACCTCCGCTTTTAGCTCGACTACATCGCCGTATCGCTTAAACAGACTGTCAGGCAGCAGCCCCCGGATATGTTCGAGGTTAATGCGGCAGCCGTAGACGCGCGGGTCGAACGTGTCGGCCATTTCCTGAATGTCATCAGCGCTGATGACGCGGCCATCGCAGGTGTCACCCTCGACGCCGATGCGAAACCATTTAGAAACTTTCTTTGCCATTGTTCAGGTGTCCTGATATTGGGTTTTCGGGTCGGGGTTAGTTTCCCGACTCAGCCCCTCATCAGCCACCTGTTGCAGAAGTGCAATCCCTGACACAACAGGGGTTTAGCGATTAAGCACGGTCATTTCCTTAGCCTTGCCTCGTAACATTAAAACGAGGTAAGCATGACCATTTCAACTGACCTTTCATTACTCAATGACCCGCGACGACAGGCGCGGCTGTTGTACTGGCAGGGGTTCGCCGTGCCGCAAATCTGCGACATGCTGCAACTCAAGCGCCCCACGGTGCAGAGCTGGAAACAGCGTGATGGATGGGAGGAAACCGCGCCGATTAACCGCGTTGAATCGACGTTAGAGGCGCGCCTCATCCAGATTTACGCCAAGCCCGACCTCACGCCGCACGACTTTAAGGTCGCTGATTTTCTGTCGCGACAGATGGAGCGCCTTGCGCGCGTGAACCGCTACAGCCAGACCGGAAACGAGGTGGATTTAAACCCCAATATCGCCAGCCGTAACAAAGGGGATCGCAAAAAGCCGAAACGTAATTTCTTCAGTGAAGAAGCGATTGAAAAGCTGGAAGAGATTTTCTTTGACCAGTCGTTTGAGTATCAGCTCAACTGGCATAAGGCAGGCATCGCGCACCGTATTCGCCACATCCTCAAATCGCGCCAGATTGGCGCAACGTTCTACTTTGCGCGCGAAGCGCTCCTGCGCGCCCTTAAGACCGGCCATAACCAGATATTTTTATCAGCCAGTAAAACGCAGGCTTACGTTTTCCGTAAGTACATCATCGCCTTTGCGCGTCTGGTCGACGTCGACCTGTCAGGCGACCCGATTGTCATCGGCAACAACGGCGCAGAGCTGATTTTCCTCGGGACTAATTCCAATACCGCGCAGAGTCACAACGGCGACCTCTATGTCGATGAGATTTTCTGGATACCCAATTTCCAGAAGCTGCGAAAAGTCGCCTCCGGTATGGCCTCACAGTCGCACCTGCGCACCACCTATTTTTCGACGCCGTCGACGCTGGCGCACGGCGCGTACCCGTTCTGGTCAGGGGAGCTGTTTAACCGTGGCCGCAGTAACCGCGACGAATGTGTCGACATCGATATCAGTCATCAGGCGCTTGCCGGGGGCATGTTATGCGGGGACGGCCAGTGGCGGCAGATTGTCACCATTGAGGACGCGCTCGCCGGGGGCTGTACCCTGTTTAACCTCGACCAGCTCAGACAGGAAAACAGCGCGGATGACTTCCGTAACCTGTTCATGTGCGAGTTCGTCGACGATAAAGCGTCGGTATTCCCGTTCGAGGAGCTCCAGCGTTGCATGGTCGATGCGATGGAAGAATGGGAGGACTTCGAGCCATTCGCCGACCGTCCGTTTAGCTGGCGTCCGGTCTGGATTGGCTACGACCCGTCACACACCGGCGACAGCGCAGGCTGTGCGGTACTGGCTCCGCCACTTGTAGCCGGAGGCAAGTTCCGCATCCTTGAGCGTCACCAGTGGAAAGGCATGGATTTTGCCGCGCAGGCCGAAGCCATCCGGGCGCTGACCGAGAAATACACGGTCGACTATATCGGCATCGATGCGACCGGCATCGGCCAGGGTGTTTACCAGCTCGTGCGCTCATTCTTCCCGGCAGCGCGCGCCATCCGTTACACGCCGGAAATGAAAACCGCAATGGTGCTGAAAGCGAAAGACACCATCCGACGCGGGTGTCTGGAGTATGACGCCGGTGCGACCGACATCACGCAGTCATTCATGGCTATCCGTAAAACCATGACCAGCAGCGGCCGCAGCGCTACCTATGAAGCCAGCCGCAGTGAGGAAGCCAGCCACGCGGATATCGCATGGGCGACCATGCACGCCCTGTTAAACGAGCCACTTTCCGCCGGTAGCGGTATGCATTCAACCTCGATTCTGGATATCAACTAAGATGAAAAAACGCCAAAAGAAACAGCCAAAACAGACCAACATGACCGCCATTGCACCGCAGAAAATGGAGGCGTTCACCTTTGGCGAGCCGTCACCCGTTCTGGATCGCCGCGATATCCTTGACTATGTCGAGTGCATCAATAACGGCAAATGGTACGAGCCGCCGGTCAACTTCTCCGGGCTGGCGAAAAGCCTGCGCGCCGCCGTGCATCACAGCTCCCCGATTTACGTGAAGCGTAACATCCTGACGAGCACCTACATCCCGCATCCGTTGCTTTCACGGCAGGATTTCAGCCGCCTTGTGCTCGATTATCTGGTTTTTGCTAATGGCTATCTTGAGAAGCGCATGAGCGTGACCGGCCAGCTCATGAAGCTGGAAACCTCTCCGGCCAAATACACCCGCAGGGGTGTCGAAGAGGATGTTTACTGGTACGTGTCGGATTTCTCACACCCGCACCAGTTCGCCCCCGGCTCAGTCTGTCATTTGCTTGAGCCTGACATCAATCAGGAGCTGTACGGGATGCCGGAATACCTGAGCGCGCTTAATTCAGCCTGGCTGAATGAATCCGCCACGTTGTTTCGTCGCAAGTATTACCAGAACGGCGCGCACGCGGGTTACATCATGTACGTCACCGACGCGGCACAGAGCAGCACCGACGTCGAGGCGCTGCGCTCCGCGATGCGTGACTCGAAAGGGCTCGGGAATTTCAAAAACCTGTTTTTTTATGCCCCGAACGGGAAACCGGATGGCATCAAGATTGTGCCACTGAGTGAAGTCGCCACGAAGGATGATTTTTTCAACATCAAAAAGGTGAGCGCCGCCGACCTGCTCGATGCGCACCGCGTACCGTTCCAGCTTATGGGCGGCAAGCCCGAAAATATCGGCTCAATGGGCGATATCGAGAAGGTGGCGCGGGTATTTGTGCGTAACGAGCTGACGCCATTGCAGGAGCGTTTCAAGGAAATCAATGAATGGCTCGGTTTAGAGGTGATCCGCTTTAAGGATTACAACATCGAAACCGAGTAACCCTCCGCCAGAATGCCGCCTCCGGGCGGCATCCTCTTAGAGCCAGCCAGACACCGCACACGCGGCGCAACCACGCCAGCACCTCATTAGCCGACCGCACTCAACAGCGTGCCACCACGACGCGCACAGACGCGTAAAATAAATGCTGTCACCACGTCTGGCGCGCAGTGCTATCCCCGCCTCGCCTGCCCGCTTAAAGGGTCGCTTTTAATGCAGGTGCATCAGGAGTTCCGAGCCGCGCCAGCTCTGGCGCTGGCTGGCAAACGCTGGAATAAAAAAAGAATGCAAACTCATGCACCTGATTCATGCGCCGCTGAAAAGGAACAATAACCGGGAAAATGACATTAAAAAACCGGCATTCACGGTGCCGGTTTGAGGACGATTTTGATCGTACATCTGCCTGTGCGATTGCTAATGCATACATTTGCAACAATCAACAGCATCAATGACATCTATCAAATTTTTAAAACAAAGGTTAACGTATTGATATAGATCCTTTTATTTGTGCATTCTAATGTGATTTAACAGATGTTTAATAACGTTCATGAGCTCATCTTTACTGGCTTTTTCGACCATTTTCGCGGTGTAGCTTTCGATCTCGCGAGAGCTCAGATCGTTGTTTAGGGCCATTACAGTCAGAGTCTTTGCCCAATAGACAAACAAATCTTTACTAGATGATAGGGAATTATGCATGTCCAAGAACCTCGAATTGTTTAACCAACAGACTGCAGAAATCTTTGCATTGTTATGGGAGAACTTTCCTGTAGCGCAGGTTATAACCTACGAAAAGTTCAACGCCTCGCTACCTGATGACTACTTTGATCAGCTTAACTCACCGGAAATGAAAGCATTGAACCAATTGCGTTGTGTGGTTGAGGGAACATTCACCTTTCTTCAAGAAAACGGCTATATCCAGTATGAAACAGATCATCAATCTTATTTTCGAGATGTACGTCTCACCGAAAAAGCACTCTCCGTGCTAAACAAAAAACCTGATGCTCTGAGTGGAAATGAAAAAATGGGAGATAAAATTATTAATGCGGTAAAAGATGGCACACCTGGAGTTATAGCAGGCGCGGTGACAAATTTGCTAACACTCGGTGTGAATTTGGTAACAAGCTGACGAACTAGATTTATTGCTACTCAACCTAATCAGCATTTAAATCTATTTAAATGCTGATTAGGTTGTTATAAGGTTTTTCAACAAAGCTAGAAAAGCAATCGATATAATGTAAATTTTAATTTGCAGTGTTACTCTTTAAAGTAAGCACTTTCGATTTGTAACGCTGCTCAATAACTCCCATTGAATGTAAACGCCCAAAAAGCGTTTTTGCAATTGAGGTTTCCTTTGCATTTTCTGCATCTTTAATTATTTTCCAGTACTCAATATCCCTAGCCATCAATCGATGCTGTTCATTCCTAACTTTCAAATGATTGCCTAAAACAATCACTCCGGTTACTAACTTAGGTTTATCTTTGGAATACAATTTTGTCTTTGTTGGATGCATAACGTGACCATGCTTACTAATAATCTTGCGCGTTACAGCACAGAATAATCTATTAACGTTAGCGCCAGAGAATGTAAGGTCGTCAACATACACAGTCATTTCAATCTTCAATTTTTGGCACAACTCGTGTATTTCATCAAACATTCTTGAATTTGCAAAAAAAGCCAAAGGCATACTAATTCTACTGCCTGTTGGTAAACGGTCATGACAAGTGCATATGTGAGATAAAATATCCGCAACATCACACGACATTTTCATCACTGAATAGAAAAAAGAAAAAATCATCAACCTTGTTGTAGATGGAAAAAAGGCTTTGATGTCAGTAGTCATCATTTTTTCATTGTTAAGATGCGCTCGAGCATTCGTCACGTTAGAACATGCTTTCTTACCTGAGTGAAGATATAGCGGCAAACTAATGCGTGATAATAAACTAGCAATGCGAGTATGAACAACATCTAATTTTTCTAGAGGTTTTTGTATTTTTCGAGGCTTACCTTTTTTAGATAATTGTTCAAAAATAGAATAATTACCTTCATCTTTCTTCAGGATTGAAAAATCACTAATATTAACACAAAGAAGTGCTGCAAGTTTTTTTTTGCTTTTAAGTTTATAAAATGGTGAATCCATCACACCATAAGATTTGTTTTTAGTGGAAATTCTAAGCTTTTTCCGTTTTTTCATTTCTTTTATTCACCCACTCCAGGATATCCAGAATCTTATCAGCCAAATTTAGACGTAACCGCTTAGACAAACGACCTTGTGTACCTAATGATTCTGAAAAAAAGACTAAAGATGTTACAGGTATGTCGAAATGAATAGCATAGCGCTGTAAAATTTCTACTGAAGGTGATGTGATGCCGCTTTCAAACTCTACTATTTTTTCTTTAGGAATACCTAAAGATGCTGATAACTCAACTAATGACTCTTTATGGTATTGCCTTATCAAACGAAGGGCTTTATGTAACATTAGGCAACTCCACGAAATTGAAACTAGGGAGGACGCATCACATATCTCCCCCTTCCAAATAGTCCACTAAACGTGTGATTAAATCAAACAGTCGAATACCCCATTTAACCGCTTCCCACGCATACGCAGCCCACTTTTTCCGGTTTGACTTGCTCTGCGCCTGCTGTTCGTTGGTTAATTTATCATTTTTCATGATTTTCTCCTTATGCCCACGGTGTGCAAACGTATGTTCGCTCAAGCACCGTGGTTCGCCCTCATAAGGATGAGATTGAACAGCACTAGCCCCCTGCTCCACGAACCCTTGGTCGCCCAAAGGGTTCGTATACCCATACGCCATACCATCTGGAGCAGCGATAACTCTGACGAGCGACGTCGCTTAGGTGCTCTGAGGCGTTGCGCGGGGTAAAAGTTAGAAAGCATCAGCTTTCCACGGGTAATAAATACCCAATTGGTGGCGATTTATCTCACTAACTAACCAATGCATGCATCATAGCAAGAAATTTGCTTCGCTTAATATACAGCATTATAACTTTTAGAAGTTACAAGATAAAAATTAATAACAAAAGAGTATAAACCTCATTTATTTCGAAGATAGAAGTTAAAAATACGAATCTATCCAATCATCCCCCACCGCGTAATTAAATATTTTATCGCCATAAATCACCGTTGCCCCACGCGCCAGTGCATCGAGCTCCCACCGTTCCGGGGTAATGCCCTCCTGAGCCAAATCGAAACGAATTTTTGCGACGCGATCCCTTTCGGGCTTTGTCATCCTGGCTGATGGCGCTTGCTCGCTGGCTTTGTGAGGCGCATTGCTTCTTTGCTGTCGATTTTTGCGCGGTGCGCCAGCTTTTAACGCCCCGTTAAGTACCTTAACGACGTCCGGCTCATTCCAGCCAATAACCCCGCGCTCAATCAGATTTAACACCGCTGCGGCTTGCTCAGACGGTGTAGGGATCATAACTGGATCGCCACCGCCGGTGAGCTTTCCACAGTTATTGACAGGACTCCGAGGCGCGGCAGAGCCGCTTTTTAAGGTCAAAGGCTCAACGGCCAAAACCTTTGGAACGATACGCCATTCGGCTGTACGGGTTACATGGACACGGTCAGTCCCGAGATGAGGGGCATAAATACCGACCACCCTCTCGATATCTTCCTCGTATTCGTTGACCTCATCCGTCACCTTACGGGCGACCCTGACCGCCTGAGCATCACGCGGCATGTTTGCCCCACCCTGCGCGATGATGTACCGCTCAAAGTCCCCCTCATCTGCAGCAGCTCGCGCGGCCTCGACCCTGTCGTCAAACTCGCAGGCAATACTTACCCCACGCGGCAATTTGCGCAGTTCACGGTAAGCGCCCATCGTCGGGAGACCAATCGGTTTAAACTGAGGGATACGCCATGTTGACGCCCATGCGGTGACGGCTGCGGCCGTATCTTTCAGAGGCTTGCCGGTGTCATTATCGAGCTGGCCGTCGAGCGCATAACCGTCGATATTTTTTGCAATGTATTTAGCAATATAACCCGCCGCTCCGCCCTGATTAAGATGGCGTGACTCAAAGCGCTGTTTTGCCGCGCCCTTTTCGTGTCCGTCCTCTTTGAGGGCATAACGACGCATAATTTCGTTAATGGCTTTACGCTGACCGGGTTTGCAAAACAGCATCATGTGCCAGTGCGGCGTGCCGTCATGGTGCGGTTCGACAACGCGCATCCCGTAAACCTCTAAATCGTTATCTTTGAAAGCTGTACGCATCAGGCTCCAGATTCGGCACAGATAGCGCTGGCCGTCTTTGGGTGAGAATGCTGTTTCGTTCCAGCCATGATTGAGCTGCACCGTTTTGCTTTCACCTTTGCCAACCTGACGGGTCGGGTGATACTTCGATGGCGTGGTCAGCGTGATAAACATCCCCACGTCACCAACGCTGGTCGCGTAACGTTCAATCCCGGCGATAGTGTTCATCAGCTCCATGCGGCGTATTTCAGGGTTAGAAATACTCCCCATGACCTTACTGATGAGGTCGATACGTTCGCCAGTGACTTTGTTTTCCAGTTCGCAGGATTTAAGGTATTCGAGATTAGCAAGGCGGCGCGCGTGAACATCGCGGATCGCCATTTTGCTTGCGTAAGGTGAACGGTCTTTGTTGACCTCACCTGCTGCGATGAGCAGCGCCTCGCGCCAGCGCATCCGCTGTGCTTTGAGCTGGTTGAACCACCACTCGTCTTTAATCAGGCGGGAAATAGTGGAAAATGCCATGCGGATCGTCATCTGACCCTTACGGTATTTTTTCCAGTACATCGGGGTGATGTTAAATGCGCGAGCAATACCGGCCACTTGCCCGTATAGGTGCGACTGAGCTTTATCGGTGAAAAGTGTCTCTTTCCCGCCGTGAGCCTCCGCCCAGGCGTCGCTTAACTCCTCGTATTTGCTCCAGAGCTGAGAGGCAATTCTGGCCGCAAATTTCCTGAGCTCTTTGTCATTCATATCTGGTAAGCGCGCATACTGGTCGCGCTCGGACAGAAAACCAATCGAGGCGGATTCATTCATCCCGCACAGCTCATTAACACGCTCAAGACGTGGCAGCAGCTTGCGCTCAAACGTGTTTTTAAGGAAATACAGCCCACCTAAAGGGCTCTTTTTACGGCGGATGAAGTTATAACGCGATGTAAACAGCGTTTGCAGGAAAAACGGCAGACGGTCAATCCGGTTTAAAACACCTTGCACCTGACGGAGTTCGGCACGTGTAAGGGGTCTGTCGCGGCCAATGGCCTCTTTAGTGACGTTATTCCAGGGATAAGCACCAACGAATGAATCACTGGTGCCCTTCAAAAATTGTGGTGGTGGCGAGGGGGCAATACGCCCCCGAGATTCGATGGACATACTATTTAAAGGCGTCCAGACATTGCTTCCCCAGGCGTTCAATTCGAGCTTCCAAAGCTGAGAAGCCAATAAGATCGCTGGTCAAAAGGTCATGCAATACCAGGCCTGAGATAAGCTTAGGGATATTCGGGTAGTAACCGACAACGTCCAGCCAATCCCTGCCTTTGTTCTTCCCGGATGTTGCGGTCTTCCTCTCCTGCAAAATGAATTGATAGCGGTCACAGGTGATGACGTACTGGTTATTAATCTCGATGTGTAAGCTCATTTTTGCTTCCTGTTAACAGTGGTTAGCCAGCTCTACCGAAAATTGAGTTGTGTAACTTTTCCGACTCTTGGCCTAATAACTCGATAATCTCGGTGCGATTAAGTTCTGACTTACTGATGTACGCGATAAGCCCATCAAACTGAGAAGAGAAACGGGTCGCCATGTCGCGCTGTGCCTCGCTTACTGCCTGCGCCAGATGTGCCGAATACATCCCCCGCTGCGCTGTATCTTGTTTTTGCATTTGCCTATCTCCGGACAAAAGGAGTCCCCACGCTGTAAGGCGCGTAATAAATCGAATCCAGATTAATTAATGTAAATACTGCTCAGGTTTTACCGAGGTTAAAATGGTTGGTGCGTACTCAAAAAGGCTAAATAGCTCTCGCAAAGCCCTGAAAAGTTTCTCACGCCAATAACAGTCCTCTTCATTCAAACGCCAGTGCGGCATCATAAACTCCTGCTCTGTCAGTCCCGCATGAAGATACAATGAGCGCCTTTGACTAACAGTTAGGCGGCTGATGAAAATTGCTTTTGACTCGCCAAATTGTCGGCACCGGGCAAATGCAGTTCTCAATTCATCAAGCGCACAAACAAGACGCTCACGATCGGCTTCGGTCATTTCCTCTAAGCGCATGACAGAGTGACGCTGTTTTAATTGTGCGTGGAAACAAACCGTAAGACGCTCCCGCTCCATCATCTGATTGTAAAAATCGCAAGTGTCCTGCCAGCGAGGCTGAGCCAGATACTTGCAGACCAGACCGCGAAGTGCTGTTGGTTGTTTCTGGATCACATCAAGTGTCATTACCGTCATAACCACAATCCTCTCTTTTTGACCAAGCGACGAAGTTTCTCGATAACACCCGTCTTACGGGTTCGGATGATGATGCCCTTGCGTCCGCGACCGTGAGTGATAGTGAAGTTAATCGGATTAGGGCTTTCTCTTCGAAGCAACTGTGCAATGCAACGAGGTTCATTCTTCATACTGGCCCCCCTAATCCGAGCCACATCAGCCAGCCATCGCGAATCTCTTTAGGACGGCTGTCATAAGCCATCTTCATTCCTTTGTTCCAGGCAGGCAGATAAACCCAATATTCCCCTGCGCGCCCACTCGTGGACTGCGGATCAGTCATCTCGACTACAGGCAGCTTGCCCTTCTCAATCATGCCTTTAACGGCTGCGGGTGTTTTACCAATAAGGCGCGCGAATTCCTGGTATGGAACGGCGTCGCTCACACTATCAATGACCCTATTCATTTGTGAGTATTCCTCGTTAGTGTTTTAATTGCTCCTAATGGCTATTAATTGCCATATTGGAGCCATTAGTTTGCGATAACGAATAGAAGATTACTCCGTTATCGTTTTTATATCAATACTGGAGTGTTAATTACGATGATACCCGTAAATGAAAAGCTAGCGATCATGCGTGAGTCAGAACGTATGAATAGGAAAGAATTCAGTGACTTAACAGGCGTTCCATACAGCTCTCTTTCGAGTTACGAGAAGGGTGTAAAAGATATGGGCATACAGGCGGTGATGAAGATTTTGAATCATCCTCAGTTCAAAAAATACACTATGTGGTTCATGACAGAGACGATATCACCTGAAGCTGGGCAGATTGCACCGGCTCTCGCGCACTTTGGGCAGCAGATAACAACGTCATCCCACTCAGACCAGAAAACTGGCTAACTATTTATGGCGCTTATTTGTGCAGTAAATGCACAGTGAGCTTTTGCTATTTAAATCAGGAAATTGAAGTACGCAGTAACATCATCGGGAGGCTTTATGTCTGTTAAAAAGCTCGATGATGGTCGATATGAAGTGGACATTAGACCGACCGGGCGTAACGGAAAACGCATCCGTCGGAAGTTCGACAAGAAAAGCGAGGCGATGGCTTTTGAAAAGCATACTCAATATAACCATCACTCAAAGGAATGGCTTTCAAAACCAACGGACAAACGCCAATTGTCGGAACTGAAAGAGTTATGGTGGAAGCTGAAAGGTAAACATGAGGAGCACGGTCAATCGTATCTCAGGAAAATTGAGCGTTTCGAAACGATGACCGGAAACCCGTGCGCTTTCCAGATTACCAAGAGCCTGATAACGCAATATTGTGCTCAACGTCGGGGTGAAGGTATTAAGCCAACTACCATCAACCGCGACCTGATCACGCTAGGTGGGATGTTCACAACCCTGATTGAGTCAGAACTGTATAACGGTGAGCATCCATTCAGGGGATTCAAAAAACTGAAAGAGCAGACAGCCGAAACGGGCTATCTCACTCTTGAGGAAATTGACGCCTTACTTGCTGCGCTCTCAGGTGATAATCGTAAAATTGCGGTTTTGTGTTTGAGTACCGGAGCAAGATGGGGAGAAGCTGCGCGATTGAAGGCGGAGAATGTGATTCATAACCGGGTGTCTTTCGTTAAGACGAAAACCAACACACCGCGCACGGTCCCGATCTCTGATGACGTTGCGGCTTACGTAGTCGGCAAAGCACGAGGCTTTCTGTTTCCTGAGGCCAGTTATGCTGATTTCAGGCGAATCCTCAAAGAAGTTAAGCCCGACTTACCGGCGGGGCAAGCAACACATGCGCTACGACACTCTTTCGCCACGCACTTTATGATTAACGGGGGCAATATCATCACACTGCAGAGGATCTTAGGTCATACGAAAATTGCGCAGACAATGGTCTATGCGCACTTCGCTCCTCAGTACCTGCAGGACGCGATTTCGCTTAACCCGCTGAAGGGTGCTAATGGTGGTAAGAGTGTCCACAATGTGTCCACACCCTAG